ACTTCTCTGCTTCTGACTTCTTCTCAAACTCAATTCTGTCTTGAGCATACTTTCTTTGACGCTCTTGGTCACCTGCTGTTTTTAAAAGTTTTTTATCTGCTTCACTTAAAATAACAGCACTGGCTTCTTTCTCAGCAGAAAGAATTCTTTGAATACGATCAAGTTCAATTTGTGTTCGCTGTTGTGCGATTCGTCTATCAAATTCTAATCTTTCTAATTGTTGTTTACGATATAATTCTTCTTTGCCAGCATAGATAGCATTAATTTGCTCTTCTGTAAGTTTAACACCATTGACCAATGCGGTATTTTCTAAGTCATCTAAATCTTTAATTTCTTTTGAATGACGCTTTTTCAATGCATACAAAGAATTATATTTGCCAATCTCTGAGTCAATGGTGCGTTGGATATTTCTATCATAGACTTCTTCAGCCCTTTTACCTAATTCTGGATTGTCTTTTAATTGTTGCTGACGAATCTTTTTAATTTCTTCAGCGCCTTTTCCTTCCATTAATAAACGGAATTCAAGTTGTTTTTGTAATGCCTGTTCAAAAGTTGATTGTTCACCTAAAATAGCATTGAATACTGCTTGGCTTTGTTCTTGGCGTAGAGCAATCTGACGCTTGATTGAATTTTCTTCCTCAATAGCACTACGTAGACGTTTTTCTTGATCTGAAGTAATTTGAAGACCAACTTTTTGTAATTTGGCTGCTTCTTCAGCAACAGTCTTACGTATAGTAGCTTCTTGTTCACCTAGATTAAGAACATCACGTTGGAACTGTGCGCTTTGCTGTAGTTTAGTTACAGTATCATCAAATGCTTCTAATGCCTTGCGCTGTGCTTCATTGAGTTGATTTGCACTATCTGCAATAGCAGCCATTGCAGGTTTTGCTTCTGCTAACTCTGCATTGATTCTTTCGCCTTCTACAGCCGCATCACCTAGTGCGCTGTCAAATGCATCACCTGCTACCTTAGCGGCAGCAATGGCACCTGCAACACCCAGTGTTAGTGTTAGGATGGCACTTAGACCACCTGTAGCAATGGCCTGCATAGTAGCGGCAGCAACGCCTACTGCTCTAATTGCTTTGGTTAATGAAACCATTGCAGCCACTGTCTTGGCTACAAAACCAATTAGTGCGGCAAACTTAGCAGCCGCTAGGACTGTAAACAGCACAGCCGCTGCCTGTGTAAGCAATCTTATAGCAGGCAATAGTTTGTCTTTGAGTATAGCATCAAAGCCGCCTGCTTCTTCAACTGCTTCTTTAATCCTCTTAGCAACTGCAATTATTAGAGGTGCTATTTCTGCAAAGGCTTTTTTCAACGCACCATCAGCAATAAATTTAAGTTCATCTAATGCATCGCCAGCTTCTTCAATGGCTCTAACATCAAAGTCGCTAAGTGCAATACCCAATGCTTCTGCTTCTTGTTTGAGTCTTTCAGCGTTTTGTGCAGCCTCAAGTAGTCTTGGACCTTGTTTGCCTAATAGATCCATTGCCAGTGCTGAACGTTCTGTTGGATTAGGTATTTGATTGATTGCTGTGGCAATTCTTTGGAACTGCTGATCAGCGCCCAGTGTGGATATTTCTCTTACGTTGATGTTTAAACGCTTTAATGCATCATTGGCAGGACCTGTGCCCTTGACCAATGCATCACCTACACTGACCTGTAGTCTGCGTAGACCTGCTGTGAATTCATCTGCACCAACACCTGCTAGAATTGCTGAGTTTTGAAATGCCTGTAGACTTTGAACAGTGGTGCCTAACTGTTTGGCTGTATCAGCCAGCGCACCTACTGAATCAAGTGTTTTAACAGTAGCAAAGGCCAGGGCACCAGCTGCGGCACCAACCACAGCCAGCGCACGTCCAGCGGCATCACTAACGGCTTCTATGTTGGCTAATGCCTGCCCAAGCTTCTCTATCTGTCGTTCTGCTTGTGCCGTATCAGCCGTTATTCTAATTTTTGGATCAGCCACCTTACCCTCTCCTTTGACTCTGTTTTTTCAGTTCTTTTGCTTCCCAACTGTAGAATGCCGCCCAAGTTTGGAATTCATCTACAGTCATATCAAACACCTGCTCTAATGTAAGACCCAGATCTTTGCCCAGCCTACAGGCAAACATCAAATCTGGATCCTTTACGAGTTTTTTTCCACACTCTCCATATCAGCGGCGTCAGTCTTTGCGTTGATTTCACTGACTACACGAATAAGAACGTTTGGATCAACTTCGTTTAGTAATACCTGACGGTCCATCTGTGTAAACATCTTGGTGCCGTCTTCGTTGCGAGCCTTAACAATCAGACTCTCAACCAATGCTTCTACTTGCTTGCCTGAACTTGCTAGTTCAATCAATTTGCCTTGTTCTTTGAGAGTGATAGTGGGCTTAAAATAAACTTTTGCTTCCCATTCTGGGACTTCAATGCTCATTAACTCCGCAGATAGTTTGTTGCGGAAGTGTGATGTTGCTTTCTCTAATACCTTGCTCATTTAAATTTTTCCTTTTGTTGAATTAAGTGCTGGCCCTATTATCCCTCTGCCTTTGTTTGCTGCCCTCATTTTTGATGTTCCACTTTCTAGATACGGGACATATGGAGCATCGTTAGAAACTTCTGGTCTTTTAACAGAAGTATTCTTACGCCATCTTGACTGTGCATAGCCTGTTCTCACAGGAGTAAAGGCTTTTACTTCGTCAAGAAATACGTCAGTGACCCTTTGATAAAAAGCGTCCACGTCTTCATTGAGTTGACGCATGGTCTCATCAATGCCTAGGACTTTTATCTGTATCTTCACTGACATATTAATTAAGCGTAGGTTACTACACCGCTACCTTGGAATGAAATTGATGCTTCAATCAATCCATCATAGCTTGCGTTTACTGTGTAACCAGTAATGATTACGTTACCTGTGAAACCAGTGCCTGAACCTTCTGGGTATAGAACGATCTGTGCAGGTGCAGAGCCAACTTGGCTTGTGCCTGTTACGTTTGGATTCATACCGTTTGTAGTCCAGTGACTAGCGTTCCATAGAACGTCAGCACTTCCTGAGAATGTGCTTAGACCCTTTACGTATACACGAGCGTCATTGCCCATTACGCTTGTTTCAATAGTGTCTGCTGTTGCTTCAATGCTCCATGTGCGCACTTCAGCAACTGCTGATCCACCAAAATTTACTACTCCATTGTTACCTACTGTTGCCATGATTGTTCTCCTTAAGCATTAGCCTGATAGTATAGTGGACCATTACCCTGGAATGAGATTGAAGCCTCAATTAGTCCATCATAAGATGCATTGATTGTGAAACCAGTTACTACAACTGAACCACCAATGATCTTGTCTGTTGCACCTGCTTCACCTTCTGGGTAAACCACTAGGTATACAGGATTTGCGCCTACGTTAGAACCACTAGCATTAGGATTCAATAGGTTGAATTGTGTTGCATCAAATAAAACATCAGCATTGCCACTCCATGTGCTCATGCCCTTGACATACTGTCTTGAGTCATTGCCCATTACTGAAGTTTCAATAGTGTCTGCTGTTGATTCAATTGAATAACTGCGGATTTCGCCAATTGCTGTTCCGCCTGTTGGTGCTGAGGTGCCAGGAGTTGTCCAAGTTATTGCACTTGAACTGGTTGAAACCCTGACAACACCATTATTGCCTACGATAGCCATAATTAGTCTCCTTGAGTGTTATCGTTGTTGCCAACCTCTTCTGGGGCGGTGGGTTCTGGCGATACCGCTTTCTTGGTCTTAGGTGGACGAAGGACAATTACTTCCTCCATGGGCACCCAACCAAAATTCTTTAGATACTCTGCATCTTCAATGCGCCCTAATCTCTGTTGCATAGTTCCTGGTTTGTGATAAGTTATCATCTTAGCTCCTCACGCTCTGTTATGGATTTAATCTATTATAAAAATAACCAACTTCAAATGTAATCAATATTTCTGCCAATGGCGGAGCACGATCTACAACTTCAATGGTTCTTATAATACTGTCTTTAACACCTGAACTATACAATTCTCTGTAGCGTTCACTTTCAAGTGTTGTTTCAATTTGATTGATTAATTCGTTGCGCTGTTTGTCAAGTTCTTTGCCTCTGACAAAGCCACGAATGTTAAATGTGATCAGTCCCTCTTTGATACCAGCAGAGCCCATGGTAGAAAGATTTCTTTCTTCAGCGGCAAAGGTTACTAATACAGCAGGGAATTGTGTGATGGCTAGTTCTGCAACTTCAAATGGTTCACGTGTTACAAGAACAGGACGTGGATCGTCCATTTCTTTCAGCGCATCTATGACGTGTGTTACAATGTGTTCTCTTAGGTTCATCTGCGTAGCCTTAAGGAAACAACTGGATCTTTTTCCATATTCTCAACGGTGCCATCACCGTCTAAATCATAGAGAACACCTTCACGTAAGATTAGATCCATTTCATGTTCAAATCTGCCACTGTAATACTTCATCATCACTGAGAACTTGTCTTCTTCAGGAGTGAACTGTGTTAGTTTAGGGCAAATGTGATAGGCCATTGCGTGATATATTGTGGCCTGAGTGAATTGACTGTCTGTCAACTTAGTAGGATCAAATTCTACGGTAAGTGCAAATTTCTTTGCATAGGATTGATACCAGCGAACCTTAAGAACGCGGTTTATTTCAGCTTCTGAACGGGCTAATTCAGCGTCCCACTCAAGGACTCCATAATCCGTTATTGTTGGTTCCACGACCAATAAGTCGTCTATTGTAGCATACGCCATAGAGTCCTACTCCTGATTGATTGACAGCAAGTCCTACTTGCTCATAGTATTTAGCGTAAATGATCTATACGCCAAGAAAAAGCCCCTAAATCCTAAGACTTAGGGGCTTGGCACTTAAAAATAAGGAAATGTAGTAATGTCAGTAACTACAAATTTATTTATTAAGCAGGATCAACTAATGAGCTGTCAGCAGTGATCTTAACACCGTAGCCATCATATAGTTCGCCAACGCCATAGTGTGCAGAAGCCACAATGTCGTCACCAACATAAGAAGCACGACGCTGAGTCTCAATAGAGATATCACCAATCATTGCTAGGCCAAGAGCGTCACGATGGAATACAGCACCAACGTAATCACCAGCTGTGCCAGTGTTGTCAATGTTGCTTGACTCAAATACAGGAACGCCAAATAGAGTTCCTACGTAGCCCATTTGCATTGCTTCATTCTGGATGATGCCAGCATTTGGGTTAGCAAAAGTGTTGGTCAAGTTTGCTTTTAGGTCATAAGCAACAAATGGGTTTACAACGCAGGCCAATGCATCTGAAGGCACAGCGTTAGCACGTAGACGTGCAACTGCTTGAGCAACTAAAGCGGCGCTCATTGCTGTAGATGCACCACCTACACCAGTTGAGAAACCACTGAACAGAGCCAATAGGTCCTTGTCCATTTTCTTAGCGATTGCTTCGCCAAATAAGCGACCAACGTCTGCAACAACGTTAGAAGCGGCACTTGCACGAATCAAATCAGTTACAAGTGTGCGAACTGCAACTGTGCTTACAGTTAGAGTAACACCGTTAGTAGATACTTCAGTGTTTGCAACTTCTTCACCCTCTGTCAATGCTGTAGCAGTTTGAGTTGGGTAAATTGGAACTGTTACTGTCTTACCTGAACCAGCAGGTAGTGAGAAGTTCTTTACGAGTCCACGCATAATTGAACGCTCATTGGCAACAAACATTGCTTCAGCGACAATTTGTGGAAGTAGATCATTTAATGTAGTTGTGGTTGAACCAGCCATGATATTTTCCTTTTATGTTAAATTAAAATCCGCTTTTCTTACGATATTCTGCGTAAACTTTGCGGTGTTCTGGATTAGTCATATCCAATTTGCTGATGTCCAATTGCTCTTTGCTGTTATTAATTGAAGTCTTGGTATTTGTAGTGCTTGGGGTTGGTTGCACAAAATGTGGATTCGCATCTAAAAATTCTTTAACCAACTCCTCAACTCCTAGTGGCTTGCCTGCGTCACTGTAACGGACTGATCCGTCTTGACCAATGACTTCAACATCGCCTTCGTCGTTGAGCCTTACATTACTCTTCAACAGTGACTTAACTTGTTCTGGGTTAACAGAACGATATTTTGCCGCTGTGCTTAACAATGGTGTATCCACCTTGTATTCTTTAATAATCGCATCGCGCCTTTGTATTTCAGCGTCCTTTTTTGCTGCCAGATCCTGCATTAGCTTTTCAAACTCACCGCGTTTCTTGGCTTCTTCAAATTTAATTGCTTCTGCCTTCTGCTTGAGTTCGCGGAGTTCATTTA